TGTATATCAGACTCTTTTAAATAAGAAGCTGTTGCGTCCTCTTGGGGTTTACTACGAGCATTTTTAACTGATACAGATTTTGCTGCATCTTTGTCCTTAGACTTGGGTGCAGACATTTTCATATCCGCTTTGTACAAATCTATGGCTCTAGCTGCAGACCTTGCATCTGTTTCGTTATCATAGAGTGCATCCTGTACCCACTTAGGCTGTTGTTCAGCCCACTCATGAAACGAATCACTCTCTCGTATGTCACTAAAGTCTGGATGTAACTTTAACAGTTCAACTTCAGCTTTTTCTTTTGATGCGGATATTTGTAACGCATCAATAGCTTTTATACGCTCTTCAAGTGCTACAGATTGTTCCTGCGCCTTTTTAGTAGCTATGGTTTCAACTATACCTGCTACATCAGGATACTCTTTAGTCCAAGCTTCTATCTCCTCTTCGGATTTAGGTAGCTTCATTTCCTTACGAGCAGCTTCAGTTAACTGACGTTCAAGGTCAGTAATCTTAGCTTTTAGTTCGTCAGCTTGTTTTTGCTGATGTCTTCGTAAGTCAGAGTATCTCTTCTTAAATGTTTTCTCTTCAGCAGAAGTAGGTTCTTGTTCCTCCTCCACTTTAGATTCTTCCTCGACAGACTCCCCTTGTTGAGCTTTGAGTAGCTCTGCAAGTTCTTCTTCATCGAGTTTTCGCTTTTCATCGTTATTATATTTCCTACTAACGAATGCTGCTTTTTTTTGTGGTTTTGGCTCTTCAGCCATTACTGTCTCGTTCATTGAGTTCTCCTTCTAGGGTCATCGTAGCCAGTTGGGGGATGAGTAGCTAGTGACTGACAGATTAGCGCATACCGAGTCCGCGCCTTTGTGGTACAGGTTCAGTAGGTCTACGTAAATTTATTTGACCTGCTATTTCAGGACCTAATATTTTACCTAAGACTCTACCTTGCTCTGTACCCATTAAAGAACGTATTACATCCTTTTCCTCTTCGGGCAAAGCTAAATAGCGTTCTCTAAGTTGATTGAAAAATTCTTCCATATTTTGTTATCCTTTTAAATAATCCTATAGGATAGACACCTGAAGATATAACTATCATACCATACAATCCTTTTAGTGTCAACTTCTTTTTTATAAGTAAATCATGCACAGACTTTACAACAGATGCTTGCCACTTTGATTTAGCCACTAAGCCATCTGCAACATACTTACCCCACACATCATATCCATCTTGCCATACCTGTGATTGTTGTCTATGCCAACGTCTAAGCTCTTTTACTTCTGATATTGTCATAGCCTTTTGTTTGTACGATGCTGTGCAACAGTGTGTTTGTTCAGATGCTGTAGGTTCAGAAAAATTAGTGCCACTTGCTTGGTCTGCACGTCTTTCATCTTGTCTGTTTTGAGAAGCATCTAATTGAGCAGCTCTTCTCATTGCATCTGCTTCTTTTCTTTCTCTAGCTTCTCTTTCAGAATTACTTTCACCCATTTGAATATTCATATTTCTTGTAGGATTTTGAGTAATCATCATCTTTGTCATTTCTGTGTTTGTTCTTTCTGTACCCAGTATTTGTTTGTTATTTTTATCAAACTTAGCACCTCTTTTTGCTTTTTCGGCTCGTACAGCTGCGTCAAACTTTGCTTTATTTTTATTGTGAGTATTCGCTACATTCTGGTCGTATACACGTTCTTTTGCTTTTGCTATATTTTCATTGTCTTTTTTTGTGTCAGCTACTTTAACTAAAGCTAAAGGACCTGCTTCCATTGGCTCTAAGTCTATTATATTTCTTAGGATATTATATTCATTTTTAGTTCCATACTGACCTTCTAATAATCTTTTAGTTGCTTCTCTACGTATAGCCCTATCACTTTGTCTAAGTAAAGGACCTCCAAATGGTACTGCAGATGCAACTCTGGTTATCCCTGTGTCTACAAAATCTCCTGCTTTTCCCATTCGACCTGTTGCATCATCTAACAGAAATTCTTTTCCTTCTTTTGCATAATCAACTCCTTTACTCCCTGCAGGGCTTCTTCTCGCTAAATAATTTGCAAAGTCATTTGTTTCAAATGCTTCTGCACTTTTAGGTTGAACACCTGTTAATGCAGGAGTCTCACCTTTTGACACTTGTTCATCTGTGCCTAACAATAAATCATCTGCAACTCTTTGCTGTTCTGTTGTCTGTGGCACTGCAGGTCTATCTGTACTTGACTGCATTGTGTCTGTTGCTGTTTGAACATTTACAGCAGGCACACCCATAGCATCATCACTTTCTTCTCGTGGTCTAAATCCTTCAGGTATGGGTGTTAATGGTTCTCCACCTTTAAAAGGTATTTGCATCTGTTGCCCTTGGTCATTTACATACGTGCGTAACTCATCATAAGCTGCACCACCCATGAGGTCTGCAAACGATTTAGGTGTTGGGTCTGCTATTGGTGGTGGTGTGTATCCACCTACATTTGGTAAAGGACTTGTAGGTCCTAAAACAGGAGCTTGCCCCACACCTGTCGTGTCTACACCTTGAAGATTAGGGGGGACGTATATACCTTGTTGTGCTTCTACAACACCACCCTCTGCTAACTCTAAGTCATCCATATCAAATGGTATATCATCAGGTATGGTAGCTTCTTCAGAATTACCCATCTGACCCATAGCTTCCATAACTTTCAAACCTTGTTTTGCTTTCTGTCTCATCTTCATAAGAGTATCAAGACCATAGTAACGCACTACATCAGCAGGAAAAACAAACTCTCCCTCACTGAGCATCGCAGGTATGTCATCTCTTACTTCTTCTTGAAGTGAGCCTATAGGAACATCATTACCTGAAACAGGGTCTTTTGTACCCCCTTCATCTTTCAGTCCCCCTTCTTGCATAAAAGCAAATTGTGTTTGTTCAGCTAGTGCCATTGATTTCATCCCTTAAATATTTTAGCTTACGTAAAGCTGACACCGCCCCTTGTGACCGATGTATAAGTATAGTATTATCTGATTGCTCTAATGTTTTTGCTTGTTGATTAATTAGATAATCTATATAACTATTGAATGCTTCCCACTGGCGGTTGTTGTTCACCAGTGGCTTGAGTTTGCTCAACATTTGCTTGTTGTCCGACATTGCCTGTAAATCCTTGTTCATTTGGCACAGGAGCTTGTCCTACACCTATATTACCACCGCCTGTACCTGCAGTATCCATAGCGTCTACACCTGCTACAGGAGCTTCCTGTTCAGCTTGTGGTGCTTGAAACCCTTTCATTATTTCTGCTTGTAAGGCGGCTTCATCCATATTGTTGGTTACTTTGTCGGGGTCTAAGTCCATTGACTTTGCAATCTCTCTTATTATATATTGAAACTTAGCAAAGGGGGCAAGAGCAGGATTGCTTGCTACAGATAAGAACTGCATAAGTCTTTGACTACGCACTTCGTTAGCCATGAGACTTTCTGTACCTCTAGCTCTTACCTCCAAGTCACCTTTTATACTTGGGTCAAAGTCAAACTGCATATTGAATCTGAATAAACCTTCGCCCAAAGGTCTAAGTAAATAATCATCTACATTTTTTATAACTGTCTTTATACTACCACTTGCAGCATTCATTAACATTGATATACCACTAGCAGTTCTACCTACACCCTGCACACCTGTTTGTCCATGTGCAAATGATGGAAAGCCTGTACTTTCGTCTGCTAACACTCTGGCTTTATCAAACAACATCATATTTTCTGATGATACGTTTGGAAACTTTGTGCCAAAGATAGCCTGACCGGGTGCGCCACCTTGTCTTCTAAATATTTTTCCGGGATACAGTGAAAGGTCTTGACCGGGAACTAGGTTTGTTTCATCTACCTCTACAATTAAATTACCCGATAACACTGCGTTATCTACAGCCATACGCATAAAACCATTCATTAGAGTCTGTGTATCGTCCATATTCTCTGCAATACCTACACCAAAAAAGCTATATGGGTTTAATTCGTATGGCGCAGCAACATAAGGTATCTTTGCAGGTTTGAATGGATTAAGCACCATTCGTATAAGTTTACCATTGCATATCCATATGTTTGCTTGTAGTTCATCAAAGTCTTGTAGTTCTGCAGGTATATCAACACCTTGTTCTTCTATTAAAGCTGTATCTACCATACCCCAATATTCTAATACTTCAAATCTATCTACACCGTGTTCTGGTGCATAGTCAGATAAATCATCCTCCCAGTATTCTTTATTATAGTTCTCTCCCATCTGAATAGCTTCATCAATAACTGTATCTCTAAAGTATGGACGCTTCTTTAAAGCTCTAAGTTGAGAACGAGACATCTTGTGTCTTTCTAATACATACTGTGCTTCTTCCATATTATTTGCATCTGGGTCTGGATAAAAATTCCAAACAGATACATAGTTTACTTGTGGCACTGTTTTAAATTTAGGGTCGTATGTTCCTTCATCATTCCAGTTTGGATACTCTTTGTCTACAGCAAAAGGTCCTTTCATTATACCTGTACCAAACAATGCCATCTCAAATGATGCACTTCGTAAATGTTTGTTTGCTCCTGACTCTTCTAACTGGTCATGTATTTTTTTCTGCATATTTTTTGCAGCAATCATAGCAGGACTAAACGTAATAGCAGATGGTGTTTTTCCTACACCCTCTTTTAATTTATTCTCTATTGGCTCTAGTTTACTTTCTAGAGGACCTAACTTATTCATCAAAGATATTTCAGTTGCTCCCGGTGGTAAGTCATTTCCATCACCTGCAAATCCATACGGACTTTGTAAATCACGCACTTGTTCAGGCTCTAGTGGGTCAAAGTTTACATCACCTACTACACCTTCGGGCAATTCTGTTGGCTCTACGGAAAGGGGAAATTTTTGGTTGGCAAATAGAACATCTACTATTTGTCCATACGCTGCAAGAGTTTTAGTCTTTGTTACTTTTATAAATACACGAGACTTCTCTGCTTCAGTAAACTGTACATCAGGACCATAGAGTCCTCTGTAGTTTCTGTAGGCTTTCAACCATCTTTGTTCATCTTGATATCTATAATCTTCTGAACGCTTGTAACGCTCCATTACAAATGGTATTATACTATTTATATTGGCATCTTCGGATACAGAGTCCTCTGTGTCACTTAATGCTATGGAGTCTTCCTCCATCATTATATCTTCTTCAGCCATTTAGTCTCCTTAATATCCGAAAGTAGAATCTGCTATTGGCATATTGTTTCCCTTGCTCATTGTTGGGTCATAATCAAATATACTAAATCGTGGTCTTGACATTATACCATATCTTAACGCATCATACAAGTGGTCTTCTGACTTTGTGTCTACATCCTCTGGATTCTTTTTGTCCAGTGGGATTGAGGGCAGTTGAGAGATAACATTTGTACATGTATTAAAAAAAACCAAACGTGGCTCTTCAGTAAACTCATCAACTTGCAATCTTCTGTGTATCTCATTTTTACCTGCAACCCGGCTACCCTTACTTCTGTCAGACGGTCTCCACCTACATCCTTTACTAATCATTTGTTCAGCCAAGCTAGGACCAGTATCCCCACGCTTATGCCACAAAGAACTGTCCAAAACACCGTATCGAATATTGCCATCACCTGCTTCCATTTCTAATATCATGTCTGCTAAATCTGTGGCTAATACTTTTGATACGTATAACTCTCTATATACTACAAGCTGCTCACTCGGTGATACAGCAAACCATATAACTCCTGTGTAACTTCCATATCCATAGTCACACGCTCTAAACTTTACCCAATTAGATGGAATATTAAAAGGCTCAACAACATGAAGGTCACGGTTGAACTCAGTAAAAGCCGCACCTTCTTTAATGTCCCAGTCCCCTTCAAGTAACTGTCTTCTTTGTTGCTCTGGGAGTGAGAGTAGCATTGCTTCATAGTCTCCAGACTTTGATAAGAATGGGTTATCGGATAATCTTGCCGGTATAAACTTCCTTTTAAAGAGAGCCTTTCCTGCTTTAGAGTGTCCAGAGGGATAGCGTAATACTTCTCCTGTTTCGATATTTGTTGCATCAAATGCCTTTCCGTATGCCGAGGGGTCTATAAACATTTTCTTAACCCAAGCGTGACCTCTACCACCGGGGTTTGTTGTTGCTCTCATAAAGATGGGTAAGTCTGGAGCAGTAGAACGTAAACGACTTCGCATATAGTTCCAAGCGTATGGTGTTGCCCATTGAGTAAGTTCATCAAATCCTATCCAACTAAATGCCAAACCTTGATAGCGTAATACATCTTCATCTCTATCTAGATAAGACATCCACAATCTTGCACCAGATGGTGCTACCCACTGCATCTTTCTCTCTGACCACTTAATCCCTTTCCATATTTTAGGATAGAGTTCCTGACTTTTAAATATAAGTTCTCGTAACTCTTCTGTGGTATGTCGCAGTAGAAGTCCACTAAACGAGGGGTGTCCCATATACCGTAATGGGTCTGCCAACATTGCGTATGACTTTCCACCCCCTGCTGAACCTCCATACAAAACTTCTCGTTCACTTGCAGCCAAGAAGTCAGTTTGAGGTCCTTCATTTGGCTTAAACAAAACATTCGCATGCTCTTCAATAGATTCTGTTTCATGTGAAACTTCTTCTATCTTAACCTGTGGCTCTTGCGCCTGTTCTTTCTTCTTCAAGGGCTTTCGCTTTGGCGATTGCCTTTTCCGCATAGTCTGCCCACTGGCGAATGCCTTTAGCTTGGTTCTTACGTTGTCGCTCATTCTCTAATCGTTTTCTTAATCCTACATGTGATATGTAGCGTCCTGTCTGAGTTGATATCCAATTTGCTACTTGTCGATATGAGTATTGATTTACATATGCTCTTGCTTTTTCTAGCAAATTTAGTTCATCGGGTACAGGTCGTAAAACGTCAGGGTCATTCTCGTCTTGTACATAACCGAAAGGTATAGTTCTGGCAATACGTGGTATAGATATCCACTCGTTATTTTCTTTTATATCTGTTGGTTGTGGTAGTTTCCACCTGCCAATACTTCTAGTCATCGTCTTCCGTTGGTGCTTTTGGTGGCATAAGCATCACACCACCTGTTGCTTCTACTTGCATCTTTTCTGTTTTTACTAAACCTACTCTGTCAAGTATTTCTTTTGCTGCTGTCATCTTCTCTTTGATGCCTAACTCTGTAGGTTCTAACAAAGCTCCTGTCATTGACATTGCAGCCTTTGGTGCGTTACGTGCCATCCACATTTGTGTCGCTTCCAGTATCTCATCTTTCAAGCCTTTAACAATGTCTGCAGTGCTAGATGTATCTGCATATCCTGCAATCTTTTTTGCTATAGTAACATTGCCACCTGCTTCATCAAATAAAACATTTAATAGTTTTTGTTGTTTTTCTGTAAGTTGCCTTGTCATTTTTTCTCAAACTCTTTTGTAAACTTTATACCTAAATAATTTTTTCGTATATCAGGTCGTAACTTGCCACCTTTAATATTCATATGAGGGTCTGTTATACCACCACCAAACAACGAATCTTTTTTCTTTTTAGCAGGAGTAAAATTAAACAAAGATGCTGTATTAAACTTCTTTCCTGTTAAGTTGTCTACAGAGGAATAGCCATATTTTTTTCCATTGTTATTACCCATATTAACACTTCCACCTTCTTCTTGCCTGTCGCAGTCTACTATTTGGGTTCTTTGCTGCTTTAGGAAACTTTTTCATTTGTCCTGCACTTCTAGCGCAGAAGGACTTTCTTCTTGCTGCTCTAGCTTTACTTGTAGGTTTACTTTCTGTAACTGCTGTCTGTAACTTTGAACCGGGATTTCTACGTCTATACTTAGCAACTCCCTTTGCTGTCATACCTGCGCCTTGTGAAGTGGGTCGCTTGTCTCCACTCTTCACAGACATTCCTTTCATGTCATCGC